CAGGCGATCGCGCTCGATACGCCTGCGACCGAAGTGCTGTACGGCGGTGCAGCTGGGGGAGGCAAGTCGCACCTGATGCGGGTGGCCGCGATCATCTGGTGCGCAGCGATCAACGGGCTGCAAGTTTACGTCTTTCGGCGGCTGTTCCCTGATCTGATCAAGAACCACATGGAAGGACCGAAAGGGTTTCGGGCGCTCTTGTCGCCGTGGGAACAGGCTGGGTTCGTCAAGGTCGTCGAGGAGGAAATCCGGTTCTGGAATGGTTCGCGTATCTACCTCTGCCATTGTAAGGATGAGCAGGATCGCTTCAAGTATCAAGGGGCGGAAATTCATGTGCTCCTCATGGATGAGCTTACGCATTTTCAGGATACCGTTTATCGGTTCTTGCGCGGTCGGACTCGGATGGTGGGGATTACGTTGCCGCCGCAATACGAGGGGCGGTTCCCGAGGATTCTGTGTGGCTCGAACCCTGGCAATATCGGTCATCAGTGGGTTAAGGCTGCGTTTGTGGATAGCGCCGAGCCGCTGGCGCTGAGGCAGATGGGGGATGACGAGGGAGGGATGCTGCGGCAGTTCATCCCGGCCAGGCTCGACGACAATCCGTCGATGACCGATGACGATCCGGCCTATCGGTCGCGTCTGCGCGGGCTCGGCTCTGACGCGCTGGTTCGAGCGATGGAGAATGGCGACTGGGACGTGGTTGCCGGCGCCTATTTCCCTGAGTTTGTGCGCGACAAGCATGTGATCGCGCCGTTTGCCATCCCGGAGCATTGGACGAAATTCGCATCATTCGACTGGGGATCGGCTAAGCCGTTTAGCGTCGGGTGGTGGGCGATCAGCGACGGCGATCTGCTGCCGGATGGCAGGCGGTATCCGACCGGGGCGATGGTGCGCTATCGGGAATGGTACGGCGCGGCCTCGCCCGATGTGGGGCTACAGATGACGGCGGAGGAGGTTGCGGACGGGATCAAGATGCGCGAGATCGAGCGGACGAGCTACCGGGTTTCCGACCCGGCGTGCTGGAAGCGGGATGGCGGCCCGTCGATTGCCGAACGGATGCTGGCGCGGGGCATATCGTTCCAGCGGGCGGACAACAACCGGATCGCCGGCTGGGACCAGATGCGCGACCGGTTCCGCGGCGACGACGAGCCGATGCTGTACGTTTTCGAGACATGCCGAGACTTCATTCGCACGGTTCCGGCGCTCCAGCATGACGACAAGAAGCCCGAGGACGTGGACAGCGACGGCGAGGACCATGCGGGCGACGAGGCTCGCTATGCTTGCATGTCGCGGCCATATACGCGGAGGTTGCCGAGCGTCGAGCCGATCCGCGGCCTTGCTGAAATGACATACGGCGAACTGGACAAATGGCAGAAGAGGCGCGACGCTGGGCGCGGTCGGCCGCAGAGGATTTGAGAGGGGCATGGTGCGAACGGACAAATTTCCATATGTTCGCAGTCTCCATAGCGCTTTACGGCGCTGGCCGCGAGGGAAGTTGTGCCAGATTAGGGCGATTCATCGACTGACAGAGAAACGGAATTGCCGCACGAGGCGCCGGCTCAAGATTGAGGGGGTTGTCAGGCTGAGCCGCACTTGGCGGGGTGTCTATGCGGAATGGATTTGATGAGCGATAGCGGCTATGGGCGGTGGCCTAACCAGTACGCTGGGAGAGGGATTTGACGGTGGATCAATGGGAGGCACGAACAAGGCTTCTGGAGGGTCTGTTTCTGACTGCCGTTAGAGCGGCCTTGCCTAAAGAGGCTGTGCCTGCTGTACAGATTGGCTATCGATGTGTTAGCGAAACGGCTGATGAGTTAGGGATACCGAAGGGGGCTGTTCGTGTGGAGATAATTCGCCCTAGGGGCGGCTTGATTCTTGGAAAGCCATGATTTATGAATAACCTCGCCTGGCGGCCCCATCAAGTTGGGTCCGCTTCCTTGCACTTCTGGATCAGGCGGGATTGAGACAATCGGCGGAGGCTCCTCCACAGCTACAACGGGCCTCCGCCATTTTTGTTTGTGGAGTGAGCGCATGAGCGGAGAGAACGGGATGCTGCGCGGCTCGCTGCCGCTCCTGGCGCTGGCTGCGCTGGCGGTGATTGCGATAGCGGTATGGAGCACGGCGCGGGCGCAGTCGTGGCCGCATGGGGTTAGCGACAAGGTGACGACGGCGACGCTCTCGGTGACGAGCGGCAACTGCCTCGGCGTGAACACGCAGCGCAAGACGTTGGCGCTGGACAACATTGCGGGGACGATCAACATCGGGTACTGCGAGACGAGCGCGGCGACGCCGAACACGCCGTGCACGGCGGCGATTGGGACGGCTGGGACGACGACGCTGTTGGCTGGGGCGCTGCACTATTTCGTGCCGGCGCCTGTCAATCAGTTTTGCTTCATCGCGGCGAGCGCGACGCCGAGTTTGACGATCCGGGAGGGGCAATGACGGACGAGTTGCCTCCGCCGCTCAGCTTTCGCATGCGGGTGATTGCGCTGTTGTGGGAGCGTGGCTGGCCGGAGTACGGGTTGGACGACGATGATTGCGTTGTCTGGCGTGGCGAGGGCGGGTCGCTCTTGCTTGAGGGCGATGAGCCGCAGACGTTGGGGGTTGAGTACGAAGCGGCTGACGGTGAGGGGGGATATCTGAGTTTTCGTGCTGACGTGTCGGTTGAGCGCGTGGTCGAGGCGATTGACCGCCTGCGCTGGGTGATTGGGGTGCCGGCGCGCGTCGGCGAGGGGAATCTCGCTGGCTGCCTACCGCCGCTGATTCCGCCGGAGGGTGCCGCTGAGGCGCTTGCCGCGGCGAAGGCGGAGTATCGCCACGCTCTGCGGCCTGGCATGGGCCTTGAGGGTCCGCCGCCGGGGGAGCCGCTGCGGTCGGGGCCGGCGGCGAAGGAAGACCCGGCGTATGTTCCGACGAGGTGGATCGTGGAATGACCTTCATCGATCGCCGCCAGCGGTGCCTGCAATGTGGGAAGGTGCTGACGCGGCGGCGGCACAGCACGATCAGCGGCAAGTTTTGCAGCATGTCGCATAGCCTGACCTTTCTCCGCGAGCGGGGGATCGCTGCCGGGGATTTGGCGCAGCGGCAGCCGGTCGAGGGTCGGCCGCAGGGTTGCGAGACGGTCGAGGCGTGGCTGCTGGCTGGGGGTCGTGTGTACCGCGAGGACGATCCGGCGCTGCGGGCGCGGGGGATCAATGGCTGACTTTGGCGGCAATTTCGCCCCTATTGAGCGCCGCGAGGACATTGGCGACGATGCGAGCGCTGTGTGCCGGTTCTGGCTTCAGCAGTTGAGGCTGGCTGAGCGCGAGGACCGCAAGTGGGTGAAGACTGGGCGGCTGATCGTCAAGCGGTACCGGGACGAGCGGCGTGATAATCCGTCGCGGAACACGGCTAAGTTCAACATTTTGTGGAGCAACGTCGAGACGCTGAAGCCGATCCTGTATGGCAGGACACCGAAGCCTGACGTGCAGCGGCGGCACAAGAATGGCGACGAGGCGGCGCTGTTGGGGGCGGAGATTCTGGAGCGGGCGCTGGCATATGAGGATGATCTCGACGAATTTGACGAGGTGATGCAGAGGGTGGTCGAGGATCGCCTGCTGCCGGGGCGGGGTGTGGCGCGGGTGTTTTACGAGCCGGAGTTTGGCGAGCCGGAGGACGACCCGGATGCGGAGCCTGACGAGGATGGGAAGCAGCCGACGTTTCGGCCGGTGGAGAACGAGCGGGCGCCGGTTCGGTATGTGTTTTGGGAGGATTACCGGGAGGCGCCGGCTCGGGTTGACAATGACGTGTGGTGGAAGGCGTATCGGGCCTACATGACGCGGGATGAGTTGGTCAAGCGGTTCGGCAAGGTGGGTCGGGAGGTAACGCTCGACTACACGCCGAAGGGTCTGGAGGACGATGGCGAGAAGGGACCGCAAGCGGATGCGTTCAAGAAGGCGCAGGTTTGGGAGATTTGGGACCGGCAGAAGAAGCAGGCGATTTGGGTGGCGCCGTCCTATCCCGAGGGTCCGCTTGACCGGCAGAGTGACCCGCTGGAGTTGCCGGGGTTCTTTCCGAGCCCGCGTTCGCTGAGTGCGACGACGACGAACGAGACGCTGGTGCCGGTGGCGGACTATTCGGAGTATCAGGACCAGGCGATTGAGTTGGATATCTTGACGGGGCGGATCGACAAGCTGACGACGGCGCTGAAGGTGGTTGGTCTGTACGCGGGGGAGAATAAGGCGGAGATATCGCAGCTGTTCACCGATACGGGTGCTGAGAACATGCTTGTTCCGGTTGAGGGGTGGGCGCTGTTTATGGAGAGGGGCGGGTTGCAGAACGCGATCGTGTGGGCGCCGATGGAGCAGATCGCTAAGGTGTTGATTCAGTTGTATGATGCACGGGATCGGGTGAAGCGGACGCTTTACGAGATCACGGGGATGGCGGATATTTTGCGGGGGGAGACGAACCCGACCGAGACGTTGGGGGCGCAGCA